GTATCTGTTGAGGAAACGGTCTACCTAAAGCATCTATACCGTTTACATCCCACCACAAATCATTTTCTTTTGGATCATCTGTTTTAGTTGCTGGCCTGTAAGGATTTTGAGTTTCTCTAACAGGATATAGTGGATGCTTAATACCAGAGCCGTCGCTGTAGAAAACATTTGTATAACCTACAAAGTCATGAGGTAAAGGTATGTACATTCTATTATCTAGTGTAAACTCCCAAGTCTTTTTAGATCTTAGAATATCGTAGTTCATTTCTTGCATAGCTCTACGGCCAAAAAAGAAAACGTCAGATCTATCTACTTTAGATATTATTTTATTTTCACCAACGTACATGGCTAAGAACGTATTAACCAAAGCTGATAAGTTTTGATACTGAAATGTTCCGTAATTAGCCGGATTATTGTAGTAGTTAGCTACCTGTTGTGGAGTGTGTTGTGCCATTATGATTTTTCATTATTGCTTTGCTCTACAACTTCAGCTTTAGCTAAACTTGCTAGACCAGGTTTGTTAATAGTTATACCACCTAGTTGTAGTATTCTATATACTAAGTTAGTTTCTTCAGACGGATGTAGATCAAAGTTTGTAGCTCCGTTAGCGTTGTATAAAGCTTTTTCGTTTACAACAACATAATCCCAATTAACTTTTTTAGGAGTTCGTATAAAACCTATCTGTATAACACCTCCAAAAAGTCCAGACTGATTGTAACATCTAATAAAGTTATCTGATCCTGAATTATAAACACCCGAAGGAGGAGTTGTAACTCCCGCTGCGGTAGGACCAAAAGATCTAATATATACTGGAGATCCATTATGAACTTGAGCGGCATAAACACTTCTTAATTGATCGTCGTATTTTTGAGCTGTAGTTTGTTGAGCCGTTGCGTTGTTAAACTCTACTCGAGTCAGCCTATACATTGTCTCGTCGTTAGGCAATATATGACCATACGTACTGCCGGCGATAGGCTGCCCTGTTTCTGGATCTATTACAACGGCTGCAGCTACAGAGTGGTTGTGAACTTGAAACCTACTTATTTTGTCTTCTATGTAGTCTACAGAATCTGAAAAGTTTGATTGATTTCCAGGATTTCTAAGATATTGATTCAAGTGATGAAAATACTCTTCAAATATTTCCATCTGAGCTTGATTTGCAAACAGGTTGTATTCCTGTGGAGTTATGTAACCTCGTTGCTCTTTATTTGCTAATGCTAGTACACGTTGATATACTGTATCTACACTTACCATTTAATTATCTTTTATAGTTAAGTAACCACCCCGAAGAGTGGTTACTCTTCTATAAAGTAATTACATACTTAGTTGCTTTTCTATATTAGAATACACTTCCATACCTTCGTCTGTTTTAAACCAAGCGGCTAAAGCAGAATACGGATGCTCATCAAAAGGAATAGTCATTAGTTTTCTATCATTTGATCCCCAATTAAAATTTCTTTGATCAGTTGATAGTTTTATAATTCCTAGTTCAGTAGCTTTAATACCAAAGTTTCTAAGCTCTACGTTTTCATCTTGAACTAGCTCTAAGAACAAACCTGGGTTTCTTCTTGCAAATACTAGACAATCTCGTTTTAATTCCTTAGAACTCATCTCTGATACCTTAGAACCTAATTCTACTCGCATTATGGCTTCCATCTTGTCAATGTCTAGTGTTCTAGCTAAAACTAAAGCGTCAGCTTCCATTTCTAAGTAGTCTAGCTCAGTAGCTGCTATTTCTACAGGCTTGTGCTCGTAAAAAAGTTTATCACGCATTGGGTGATATAGAGATAATAGCTTTTGTAAAGTTGCTTTTTCTCTTGGAACGTATAGCGCTCCATTTCTAAATATAATGTGAGCTAGCCTTTGATCGCCTTGCATTTCGTCTACGAAAACAGTTCTTTGATTTTCACAATATTTTAACTCTCTTTCGTACCCTAATTTTTCGTCAAAGTAATATATACCTGAAGACTTCATTGAATAAGATAAAGCTGATCTATTTTGTTTTAAATAATAAACTCTATCTTTTATTTCCCAAGTAGGTTTTTTAGGTTGCGGCTTAACAGCCACTTCTACCGTTTCATTTGTAGCTTTAATTTCTGGCTGTGCTACCTCAGCTTTTTTTGTTTGCTTTTTTGCCATGATATAATATAATAAAAAATTAAAAAAAAAGATCGGAGCCGAAGCCCCGACCTAATTAATATGCTTACTTCATTAACATGAAGTTGTTAGCACCTTGAACAACTAAACATCTTTCAGATAGATAGTTCACTTGCATTGCATCAAGATCAGAAGTGATGTTTCCACCAACAGATCCAGTAATCCAAGTTTTCATTTTTCTATCGTCCATTTGAGAAGCTCTATAACGTACGTGTAAGAACGGACGCTTTAAGTTTCTACCTAATGTTTGATCGTATACAGTTGATACACCAGCAGGAATAACAACCCCACGGATACCAAAGCCTGCAGCTCTATCGTTGATAGATCCACGAGTAGCTTTGTCGTTTAAGTATCGCATGTCAGACTTATAGAAGTCGTAAGAACCTCTTCGGAATCCAGAGAAACCTAAGTTCAACGCCATATCTTCGTCGTTGTTAAATACTCCGTAAGAAGTACCACCAGCACCGTAAGAGTTCATTGAAGCTAACATATCGTCGATAGCTAAGCTAGTCGCACGGTTAACAAATAGCATGTTCTCTTCAATAGCACCTTGCTTATCAAACTCTGCTAAGATAGCGTCAAACTCTGCTAAGTCAGTAGCAGCGTTAACACCAGTAACACCAGTAGTAACGTTACCACGAGTCTCAATAGCAGCGAATAAACCTTCAGTACCGTAAGACTCACCAGCTCCGTTAAGTAAAGTTTCGTTAACATCGTTAGCAACGTTAGCACCTTTAACAGCTTCCATCATAGTCATCTCTAAGTAATCAGTGAAGCGAGAGCGAGTATCGCCTTCAGCTTTTAAATACCATAAGTAACCATTTTGTCCGTCTTCACCAGCGATTTCTACCCAACCGATTTGAGATACATCAGATCCGTTGATTTCGTAGTAATCCTTCATGATGATAGGTTTGTTGCTAAAAGATTTGTGTTGTGGCTCTACAGCCTTAGCACCTTCAGCAGCTGATCCTTGGCCAGCTGTTCCTTTACCAAACTCAGAACCATATACTAATACTGTACAAGCTACAGTACCAACAGAAAATGCAGCGGCGTCGTCAATGTTTTCCTTTTCGTAAGGCTTAACAGTAACCTTGTCAGCTGTACCAACTAAAGCGTCAGTAACTAAACACTTGATTACACCTTCAGAAGTAGCAACGATAACTTGATCGTTTAATCTAATACCGTGAGTAGTAGTTAAAGCGTTTCCGTCAATATCTTTTTGGATAGTTAACTCACCAGTTGCAGTGTTAATTGTACCCGTGTAAGATAAGTGAAGTCTACCTTGCTCTGTCCAAATAACTTGGTCAGAAGTCATAGACTCTTCAGCACCTACTTGAGATAAGAAACCTGAAATAGTTCTTGGTCCGAACACTTCAGCTTCAGCTTCAATTAGGTCTGGTAAATACTGCTGCGCCCAGTCGTTGCCAGCGCCGCTCGTAAAGTCAATGTAGTTTGAAGACAATGTAGCTCTCACTGGAGCAGCTACACTATTTAAACTACCTGTAGTCCCGGAATGCCCAGGACCTGGATTTGTAATTGCCATTTTTAATTAGTTTTAAATGGATTAATAATTTATTTTCTACCTCGTTTGATTTTAACTTTAAAGTCTGAAGTAGACTCTCCACTTAATACTCTATATGTAGCGCCTCCAACTTTAACTTCTCTGTTAGTTTGTCTTGGATCCATATTAATGTTCTTAGACTTTTCAACAGAAGTTTTTAAAGCGTCAGCTTTACCTTGTTCGTAAAAGTGTTGAGCTATAGCGTCTGCGTTCATAGCGGTATATAAACCTTTATGATAACCTGCGGCGTCTTCCATTGATCCCTCTTTATTCAAAAACTTTTTGATAAAGTTACCAATATCGCTTTGAGTTTCTTTAACACTATCAACGTTTTTAACATTAAACCTAAACTTCTTTTCTCCTAAGTTATATTCAAAACCTTTGAATTTATCAGAGAAAAGACTAGATGTCTTTTTGTTAAACACGTTCTGGTTGCGCTCTTGCGTTTGCTTTGCGCTTTCAGACTCTTTGTTATATCTGTTGAAGAAATCAATTGCTTTCTGTTGCTCTGTAGTGAGCTTCGATCCAGCTTTGATCTCTTCGTAATATTTAGACTTTTGCCTGTCTAAGTAGGCTTTAGCCTCGGCAACTTGCTCTTTGAGGGCTATTTTCTTTCTTCTAATATCTTTTTCATCATCAACCTCTTCATCATAGCTAAAGGTTTCGTCCATTAAGAACTTTCTTTCTTCAACATCTAAATGAGGTTTTGTAATTTTGTAGTACTCTTCTAGCGCTGTTAAATTATCCATTTGACTGTAGTCTTGGTTTAATCTAACATAATCTTCAACAGTACCACCTGTTTCGTTTATAAACTCAACTAGCTTTTCAACGTTTTCAGGGAGCTCTACAGTTGGCTTTTCTTCTGCCACCATTTCTTCTGTAGTCTCCTCGTTTTCTTCTTGAGGCTCTTCTTCTGTAACCTCTTCTAATACTGGAGTTTCTTGTGCTTCACTTTCCGCCTGTACTTCTTCTTGTTGCGGTGCGGCGTCGGTAGCTTCATCGCTTCCAACCACTCCTGTGTCGTCAGTTGTACCTTCTTCAGCATTGTCCTTTTTGTTTAAGTCCACCTTGTGAACTGTTTCTTCTGGTTTCTTTTTCAAGCTTACCTTAGTTACGTTTTCTTCTTGTACTTCTTTTGTTTCTTCCATAATATAAAATATAATAATTAAAACTGATTCATGTTCAAGCCAGTACTTAATTCATCATTACCTGCTGACTCAAACTTTTTACTCGCCGCCACTTGCCTCTTGTCTTCTATTTGATTTTTAGACTCAGCTTCTAGCGCTCTTAACTTCATGTTGTATTGATACTCTGCTTCCATTAATTCTTTTTTAATGTCAGCTTCTTGCCTTAAGTTGTTTGATTTAAAACCTGCTTTAGCCTCTTCTAACTGTATTTGACTTTGAGTTATAGCTTGTTGTTTTTGCATTTCAGCCTGCGCTTGCGCTTGAGCTGTTTGCTGTTGAGCTTGTTGTTGCGCTTGTATGTTCTGCTGTTGCATTGCTTGCTCTTGCTCCATCTTCTTTTTTTCTTTTATTTTAAGAAGTTCGTTTGCAAGTTTTACGTTTTTAGTAGCTCTAATATCAATAGCATCAGATAATCTTATTATCTTTTGAGCTAAAGCCATTTGTATATTGTTTTCTAGCAATTGTCTTTCTTCTTCGTCTGGAGCTAGTTCTATAAATATACCAAAGTCATACAAATGTAAGTCAGCCATTTCTTCTAGCGTAGCTACGTTGTGTACACCTATTTGTTGTAAGAAAGCGTCTCTAGTTGGAGAGTATTCTATTATGTCAGATATACGCAAAGATATTTGTTCTGCAACGTCAGCTGTTAAGAATAAACCTGCTTGAAGTATGTGTCTTGTCGCTGTGTTACTATTTGCAGCCGCTAGCTTTTGAACACCAACTAAAGCGTTTCTGTCTGGTGTACTACCATCTCTAGCTTCATTTAATCCGGTTACATCACGGATCATCTGCATGTAGTAGTTGTAGTTTGCTATAAGCGTTTGCATTTTAGCTCCAGCGCCTTTACCGTTTGATATTTCTTGTATAGGAACTTTACCTGGGTTTGGATCACCATCAGCAGTAAACGATCTACCAATTATACTACCAGTTTGGAAGAACATGTTTAGAGCTTCCTGTGGATTGTAATTTGTACCGTTACCTAAGTCTATTTCAGCTAAGCCATCAGCGTCTAAGTAAACACCATCAGGTACCATACGCGCCATAACTTGTTGCAGCTTCAAGTGTGTGAGCTGTATCATATCTGCAAAACCAGTGATACGGCTAACGATACTTTCTATTCTACCTTGATACATGCGCGGAGCTACAATACTATAGTTCATCTTGACTTTGCTCATATCGCTTTTTGGCCTAATCATATTTTCAGCCATCTCCCATTTTAAAAGTTTGTCAGAACCAATAATCATAGCTCCTTCATATAAAACTTCTATTTGTCTTGAAAGTTTAGCAAAGCCACCTTGCATGTCTGTAGGTGGATTAAAAGTGTCGTCTTTTTCTATAGCTTTCTCTCCACCTGTTGAGGTTTCTTTTAGCTTGTAAACCTCGTTCATATAAGTTTTCCAGTTAAAGTATAATACTTCAACTTGATTTATATCTTGATCTCTTCTACCTTTATTGTATTCGTAGGTTCTACTGTTATTATATTGCTGTATATTTTCAAGATCTTCTTGGCTTAAGTGTGGAAACTGTTTTACCAACTCGTTAATTGGAATTGTTTTAACTTCACCAACATAGTATATATCATCAAAATATGGAGACTCTGTGTAAGAGTGAACAATTCTATCTGGATCAACGTAGTCTATAGTTACTCCTTCTGAATTTGTAAAGTTTGTTTTCACAGCAGCCATACCTAAAACTGTTAGGTCATAGTAAAGCCTTTTCTTAGTAAGCTCGTAGTCGTTGCCTTGTAGTAACACGTTTATAGCTTGCTCTTCCGCTAGCTCAGTAGCTTGCTTATAGGTTAGCTGCATGTGTAACTCTAGCTCTTCTTCTGTTTCGGGTAAAGTTTCAGGATCGTTTTCTGCAAAGTCCATGTTTAACTGTTGCTTAGCTACAGCATCAAACTCTTTCATTTTCATATCACGAAGAACGCTCTCCATGTATTCTGTTCTCTTTGCTACACCGTATGGATCTTGAGAAAATACTTTTATATCGTAGTTTCTTTCGGCCATACCGTTAACAACAATGTCTACAAACTTAGGTACAACTGGAACAGGCTTCCAGTCTAAGTTTAAGTAGCTTAAGTCACCATTTATAGATAGCTCGTTTTTATATTTTTGTACAGACTGTTCGCCTCTAGCATATAATCTTAAGTTGTGGAAGTTATTTTTATTACTATAGAACCTTCCGTTGCCACGTATGTTTCCATCTTCGTTTCTATCAAACCACTCGCTCTCTATAGCTTGTGCAACTTTTAGACCGTAGTCATAGCTTATTTTTTCTATATCAGGTACTACCTGACTTGGAAAATTGTTAGTGTTTCTGTAAGCCATATTTAATTTTTAATTATTTTAGAGTTTACACCATCGTTACTATATTTAGAAAACGAAAAGCCTAATGGTTTTCTTTTTCTTTCTTTTACTGGTCTATACAAGTGTCTATTACAAGCCATAACAGCTAGCCCAGAACTTATCGCGGCATCAAACTTAGTTCTTTTATTTATATCAAACTTAGCCCAGTCGTTTAATGTTTCGTTAAAATACATTGTTCCATAAGTGCCATCTTCCATTAACCCAACGTGATCGTTGATATACATTTCAATAGCAGCAGCATGAGCTTGTTTAATATCTTCACTAGAGTTCGGTATACCACCTATTTCTTTTTCAGTAATAGATAATTTATTCCAAACTTTATCTGGTCTGTTCATACTGAATCCTCTATATCCTCTACGCTTTAGATGATACAGTAATCTTGGTTTATTGTTTTCTGCGAGCAATGGCATGCCGTAGAACACTAACGCCATTAGCACATCTTCAAAAAATATTTCAGCGGTTTGTGGTCTTGCTATGTATTCTAGAAAAAAAGTATTTGCTGGAGCTGACTCCATACTAAACTTAGTTAGTCCATGAAGAGATCCGTTGGATCCTCTACCGTCAACAGTGCCGCTAATATCATAGCTATCGCAGCCAAAAGCGCCCATGTGTTCGTTTGCAGGATACTTAATTCCATTTTTAATTATAACATTATTCTGCAAGTTAAAATCCGGAACCCAACTAACTTTAAATCTACCGTTAGGATCTGGAGTAAAAACTACAGATGTATCTTTTATGCCGTTTACCCACTGAAAATTACCAGTGTTTAAAACTGCTGAGCTAGTTATACCTTCGTTGTAATCTATTTGCTCATATATTTTCACAAGATTAAAAAGACTATTTTTTGTCTCATCTCTAAACGCGTGCTCTTCAGTTCTTGGAAACTGTCTATAAAACTCGTTTAAAGCGTCTTGATCTCCTTTTAAACCTTCAACTTCATTTTCCCAATGCGATATAACACCTACGTCTATTAGTTCGCCATGTGGTCCTCGTACATCATGACTTGGGCTATTAAAAACAGGTTGTCCGTATTCGTCAATAAATCCTTCAAAGTTCCATTCCATTGGGATAAACAAAGAATATAAACCAGACTTTGTTTGTCCATTACGGTTTCTGTTTTT